GTATGACTTACTGACTGACCTACTGTTGTCAGTATCTTCTAGTTCACAGATAAAAGTTCCTGTTTGAAAAGACTTTACCCAAAAAGAAAGAGTGAAAGGTTTTGCACTAGAGGTTCCTTTAGCAAATTGCTGAAGGTTTTGTCCTTCAATTTTTTGTCTTACAATGCAATAATCTCCAGCAGCAGGTGAAGCATCGGCAGTAGTGCAATCCATTTTTAGGGAGTTACGAAAACCCGACCCAGTTGGTGCATCAGCAACAGTTGTTTGGCTCCATGTGCCGAGTGAACTAATAATAGTGTTCCAACGGTCTGCCGTGTAATACCCGTCTGTGGTTATGCTTGCGACGGCTGTGCCAACAGCAGAACGCTGTGAGACCTGCATAGCACCATTAATCAGAACATTGCGGAACCCAAGACCCGCAGGCAACAACGCAGACGAACCCAAAGCAGAAGAAATAGCCATCAGATAGTACGGTCCCAACCCGTGATAGTCACAGTCACCTTAGAAGCCGTATCCGACAAACCCTGCACAGTCTCCGCAGCCTCCAACACCAAACCAGTATCCAACACAACCGTGTCATAACCAGCAATAGGCAAATTATATGTGAAGCAGTTAGCCGCAGTAGCCGCAGTACCACGAGCCAGTGTTATCAACCTGTCAACCCCGTCTGTGTTGCAAATCACAATCTGCTTAATTGTGTACTGATGCGACGCAGGCACCGTAAACAAAGTCGTTGTTGTAGTACCCACCTGTGTAGGTACGCTCAACATTTTTGGGAATACATCACCACTAGCCATTAGAACTCCATGTTCATCATTGTGTAAGTCATTAGATTACTTGTTGTTTGTGTTGGTGCAGACGGTCCAGTCGCACCTGTTGGTCCTGTTGGTCCTGTGGGTCCTGTAACTGTGCTGGCTGCACCAGTTGAACCTGTGGGTCCTGTGGGTCCTGTGGGTCCTGTAGCCCCGTCAACACCAATAGTTCCATTAGTACCTGTTGCACCTGTAGGTCCTGTAGGTCCTGTAACGCCTTGTGCGCCTGTCGGTCCAGTTGGTCCTGTGGCTCCATCAACACCAATGATTCCGTTTGTTCCAGCAGGACCAGTCGGACCTGTCGGTCCTGTGACTGTGCTGGCTGCCCCTGTTGGTCCTGTCGCACCAGTCGGTCCTTGTGGTCCTGTAGGTCCCGTAACAGTAGACGCTGCGCCTGTAGCACCAGTCGGTCCAGTTACACCCTGCGCACCAGTCGGTCCAGTCGGACCAGTAACAAACGAATCAGCACCAGTAGGACCCGTAGGTCCAGTTACGGTTGAGGCTGCACCAGTTGCTCCAGTTGGTCCTGTAACGGTACTAGCGGCACCTGTCGGACCAGTAGGTCCTGTAGGTCCAGTAACACCTTGGATACCTTGTGCGCCCGTAGGACCAGTAACACCTTGTGCTCCAGTAGGACCTGTCGGTCCAGTAGGACCAGTAACTCCCTGTGCCCCTGTAGGACCTGTAGGTCCTGTGACACCCTGAATGCCCTGTGGACCAGTAGGTCCAGTAGCACCCAACGGTCCAGACTGTGAAGTAGAAACAACAGTGATAGTCCCCGAAGTAATCAACCCTACGGTTTCGGTTGCCCTTGTAACAATGATGTTAGTTGTAGCCATTGCTACCTCGTCACATCAGCAAGAACCGTGACTGTACCCGCCAAGATAGTAGAGACAACACCTGAAGCGGTTTCCTGCAAATCCCAGAAGTAAAGCCCAGCCGACAAAGCAGCCGAAGAAGTAGAAGACAATACACAGGTAACTTCCCCCGCAGCACCAGAAGTCACGGTACAAGTGAACGAAGCCTTGACGGTGGTGGAGTCCTGCTGGGTACGAATCTGAGATGCGTAGGTGCGACCTGTGATATTAACGGCTGTAGACCCGTCAGTCGTGATAGTCACAACGAGGGTTTCTGTATCACCACGAGTGATAATTAGGTCTTGGTCAGCGGGTTGAGCCATACAGCAAAGATTGTAGCACTAAAGAGGTGCTGGCGTTCCTTCAATTTGGTGGCGAGAAGTAGCCAGTTGTTCAACAGCATGACAGCCGTCAATCGTTTTAGGTTGCAGTCCTTCTTTGCGGAGACGCTTATATGCAGGCATATCTTTGTTCCAGTTCTTTTCACGCTGGTTGATATGTGACACCGCTTCACCTTTGGTGGTGGTGGAGTTAGACCCCATCTGTACCCCCGCTACTCGGCATCCGAAACAACCCTCAACATCCAAACCTGGATGTGTTTCCCTATGCTTCAATGTAGTCTCCGTATCCCGCAGCGATTAGGTCTGCTTCTTCTGTGGCATCAATCGTATGGACATGACCACCGTGGTAGGTGATAGCAATATCTTCTTGTTCTGATGGTTGGAACTCAGTAAAGGAACCGTCGTTCATTTTGAACACATTGCGTCCACGAGGTCCAGGTCTTAAGACAGCAAGGATGCCACGCTCCCCTGGTAAAGCCCAGTTTACATAGTTGTCTGTGGGCGGTCTGAAGGTAGTCATGTCTTAAGAATAGCAAAAGCCCCCACCTTTCGGCAGGGGCTTTCGCAATTCCTTGTCGGGAATTAGGCGGCGTTTGAACCGATGCTTGAAGCAGATTCAATGCGACGCAGTGCTTCCTGACGGAATACTGCGTAACCTACGAAGTGCTTCCAACCGACTGGACGGAAACGCTGCAAGAGGTCTGTAACTGTTCCGTACACGATTGTTGGCTGTGCGCCATACTCGCCACCCATTGAGACAGCCTTGGCAAGAGCCTGTTGTCCCATGATGAGTGTTCCGTATGAGTCACCTGTACCAGCGGAACCTGAACCGTTGTAAGCGTTAGCGAACAGAGGCGCACGAGGCGATTCCATAAAGCGTACGCCTTCAAACATACCGATTTCACCGTTGTAAAGAGGCATTGCGTTGGTGTACTTGTATGAGTCACGCCAACCTGATGCGTCTGTGATGCTACGAAGGTCGTAGGAAACATCTGGGTGGATGAAGCCGACATAGTTGCCACCGATTGTTGGAACATTCGCTCCACGCAATTGAGCCACTGCACGACGGATGTCTTTAGCGGTGATGGTGTCATCAACATCCATGTCAACACGAGCAGCAGCGGTATCTGTACCACCCGTTGCGTAAATAACATTTGTACCAGCCTGAAGAACATTACGAGCGATGGTGTCAATTGACAAACCAGCGTTGTAACCAACAGCGTTAGCGGCTACTGGGTCCACAGGGAGGAAGGATGAAGCACGCAACTTAGCGGTTGTTACCGTTGCGTTACCATATTCTTCAAGGGTCACAGTAACTTGAGCGTCGCTCATTGCGACTGGGGTTACATCTTCTGCTTCACCAAGAGCAGTGGTTGCTGCTGCAAGGTCTGCGAAGACTGTGAACTTAACGGATGCACCTGGGTTAGTTGCGTTTGTTGCTTGAACATCTGCGAACTGGTCAAAGTACATTTCTGGACGAAGGGCAAAGTATGCCAACTTCTCAAAGGCAACCTGGTCAACATTGAGGTTGGAGGTGCCTGTTTCTGCTGCGTAATAATCAGCCATTTGGGTTTTTCCTTAAATTTTAGAGGGGGGTTTGGTTAACCAAGGTTGATACCTTGGGCTTGTGCCTCTGCAAAAATGTTAGAAATTTCTTCTGCTGACGATGCATCCCTGATTCGTTTAACCCAAGATGGTCCTTCAGATGCAGTCTCGGCTCCAGCGGCAATCCTATTGGTTTGCTGCCATGCTGCCTTGTCTGGGTCTGCTTGAACAGGTTGGGGTGTAATCAGTTGTGCTTCTTCTGCGGCTGCCCTGATTGCTTCTGGTGTTAGGTCACCGTCGTATCCTTTAACGAAATACTTGGCTTGTGGTGAAGCGGGGTCTATCCCTGCTTTTGCAAAAGCCAACTCTCGTTGGGTTACTGCGAACTCTGCAACTTGTTTGCGTAGTTCTTTGGCTTCCTTTTCCAGTTGCTTCATCCTTGCACGAACTGGGTTCGTTTCAGATGCTGGCTGGTCGTAGTCGTCTTCGTTGAAATC